GGGATGAAGGTACCGGAATAAGCCGGATCGGTGGTATAGGGGGCGTTGAGCGGATACACAACGCCGGGGGTAACGGTCGCCATATCGGTCTCCAGATGACACAGGGTTTTACTATGCCGAGACCGGGCGACCGTGTTAGCAGGGGTTAGACGCTAATGCGTCCCTCCGCGTAAGCCGCGCTGATCTCAGCGTCTAAACGCTTTGCCTCGTCAATGCGACCTTGAGCGGTCAGGTGCTGGATGCGATTGAACAACGCATCCGCCTCGCCCATGGTGTACGTCTTCTTAGCCCCGGATGCGGGCGCGGAAGCCGTTGCACGACTTGGCTGGACTTGACGCTGCAACTCTTGCTGACGACTCACGGCGGGGGTGGGGGCGGGCTGCGCGGGGGCCTGGCTTTTGCGCCAGAGGTCCACGTAACCTTTCACCGCCTCGACATCCCCTTTGGCATAGGCCGCCTGAGCGACCGCTCGCCGGGGGGCGCGCAACAACGGATCATAAGCATTCAGCCACTCCACCCAGCTCGGGTCATTGTTGACCTGTTTGAAATCTGGGATGGCGTCCAGCAACTGGGTCTCGAAAGAGACTGTACGCACCTGGGTGCCCTGCTGGTGAAGCTGTGCCTTCAACTCCTCGACCTGCTTACGCAATTCCCGAGTCGTATCCAGCGTAATCCGCCGTTGAATGTCGACAAAGTCTGCGCCGTAGTTAGCAACATCTTCGTCCGAGACGTACTTCTCCGGTTCCTTGGGTTGCTCAGCCGGTGGAGGAGGGGCCTGCATCTGCTGCTGCATCTGGGCGAGCACGCCCTGCAACTCACGAACTTGGGCATGTAAGCGGGGCACCTCTGCGTCGTACTTGCCTTGCAAGCGACGGTACTTGTGCTCCCACTTCTCCTCCGGCACTTCCTGGGGTTCCGGGGGTACGTCGGATGACGCTACGGGGGCCGCCGTAACCGGCTCGGGACTTGGCTCGGGGGCGGGAGGGGTTTCAGTCTGCCCGTCAGGCGGGGTTTCCGGCTCAACGGGGGCTTGAAGTTGCTGCTCCAGCGCAGCGAGTTCTTCCGTCGCGGCAGCGACGGCCTTAGGTAACGTCATGGATCATCTCCAGAGGGGCCAACGTGGACTAACGGGGCCGGTTACCCGGTGAGCCGTTAGTGGGACTGGTCTGCCTTGGGTGGCCGGGAGCCTCAGCTCAACCGACCCAGGGCTTCGGGGGCCTTGATAATGGCCTGAAGCAGGTCTTTCAGCACCGCGTACTCCCCTTGCAAACGGTAAATCACCATCGACGCGTCGGCTTTCGCCATCTGATCGCTGGTCTTCACCATCACATCCGTCAACAAGTCGCGGAGCGGGGCCATTTCTGGTGAGCCGCACCGGGCAAGTGCCTGGATTTGCTGGGGAGTCGCGCTGTTAAACAAACTCATAGCAGGGTATTTACACTTAGCTAGCTGCGTTGTCAAGGGCTAATGAATAAAAGTCCATTAGCGCATATTCGGTCTAGGGCTCACGTTGTTCGAGTCCCGTCCGCCCTGGCGACTGCCGTCCGGTAGTGTAGGGGCAGGTTTCTTACCAGGGACCGCGCCTTTGGGGCCTTGGTCAGGCGCTGGGAGGGCGCCCTGGGCCATCTGCATCTGCATCATCATCTGCTGCACCATCGCCTGCTGCTGGAGTCGTTGTTCCAACTCCTCACGGGTCGGGACCAGGCGATCAGGGTTCACGTCCAGCAGTTTGGCGTTTTCACGCAGCAGTTCCGCCGTGCCCAGCGGTCCGACGATCTCCTGGGCTGCGGGTGAGCCGAGGACAAGCTGCATGAACTCGTTGCGACGCACAGCGGCAGCTTCGCGGGACACGAGCGACATGGCGCCCTTGGCCACCACGCGCACATCACCGAGCATATCCGGATCAGCGTTGTAGCGCAGGTTGTGCTGGTACAAACGTTCCAGCATGGGCGTAATCACGTCCGCGTCAATGTTGGCCACCACGTGCTTGAGGCTTTTGGCGGCGTTATTGATCAGCATCGACAAACCAGAACTGGTCCGTCCCGCGCCCGCGACGTGCTCGCCGGTCATGTAACGCGGGATACCCGAGTACTCATCCGCCAAGGTGGCGAACTTCTCCAGCACAGTCAACAGCTCCTGAGCGTTGGAGCTTGGCTGAAAGAAGCGCACGGCGGGGGAGCTGTCCTGGAAGTCGTGGTACTCCGACTGCCAAATTTTCCATGGGTACATCTGGGTGATGTCCTCACCCGGCGGCAGACGGGAGGTGTTGATCTCCACCTGCGGCCCTGAAGCGACACCCATATTATTGGCCAGCGCACGAGCACTAGCGTTGACCATATCCTGCGGATCACGCACCAGGTCGACTACCGAGTTACCCCAGAATGAACCTGGAACCTTCTCGTAACTGGTGGCGTAGTACGGTTTGCGCCCCAGTGGGTCGTAGTTCAGCACTGCTCGGATCACCGTGCCACCCACCAACCACACCTCGCAGGGGTAGCTCATGAATGGGTCCGCGACCTCCGCCTCGGGGATGCCCCACTCGATCAGCAGTTTGCCCTGAACACTGTCCCAGAGCTGGAGCGCGTCAATCAGATCGTCCGTGTCATGGGCGTCGGACTCTTTACCCTCGGCTTCCGCCCGCTCGCTGTCAATCCACAACCACTCATTGAGCCCACCAGATTCAAAGTCCGTCAGTACCGTCTTGATCGCCGCCTCATCATAACCATCGACGCCGATCATGGCTTGCAACGCCTCACGGGTCAGGCGATGGCGCTCGATCAGGTAACCCTCATGGACACTGGACGCCCAAGGCGCGGGGTAGAGCATGAACGGGTCAACCCGCTCCCATTCCAGACCAACCGTTTCAATCGGCTGGAGGTCTTGCCCGGACCACTTGAGCTGCTTGCGGTTGCGAGCTACCGGACCTTTAATGACCGCCGTGGGAAAAGTCACCAGGTCGTCGAGGAACTGGGAGAAGGCCCCCAGCCAGCCACCTTCAATGAGCTGATCCTCAATCTTCAACTCCATGCGCTCAACTCGGCGCTTGGCCTCCTCGCGCATGCGCTTGATAGCTTGCTCCTTCATCTGCTGCGCGGTTTGCCGCAACTGTTCCGGGTCGGGTAACACCCCCGTCATCGAGGTCTGTTGGCGCGCTTGCTGCTTGAAAGAATGCTCCATCCCCCTGACCACGTCTGGGGGTAGCTCTGGCTCCGGGGTATGCTCCAACTGCCAGGGACGGTCTAGGCCCGTCCCCATCAGGGTATCCCGCAGCCAGGCACAGGCCGCCCGGCACTTGACGCTGGTAATCCCCATGAAGATTTCCGACCCACCGAAACTGCGAATCTGCGCCAGTTTCTGCGAGTCGTACTGCCCCCGTCGCCGGGTGAGGTTGTCCACCATGCGCTCCTCAACGTCGCGCTTGGCGTCCTTGGCCTCTTCCCAGCGTTCCCGCACATGCGCAGCCAGGGACTGAATGATGGGCTTCGCCTGCGACTTATCGCTTGCGGCACGGGCTTCGTCTTCCAGTTGCGCAGCGGTCTTGAACGGGACCAGAGACATCACGGGGGCAAGGGCCATGGGGATTACCCCTTAAACTTAGGTGCGTTCTGCGACAGCCGATCCATCGGCGACATCGCATTGGCGCGAGAAGCACCTTCCTGCTTGTTACGCGCTATCTGCGCCGAGCTCGGCATGTAGTTAGGCGTGCTGGAGTAACCAGGGCCACCGGGAGCGCCACGACTCGAACCCATAGCACGACTCGAACCCATAGGACTTCCAGCGGAGGACATCGCCGCTCTAGGTTTTCCACTACCCGAACCCATAGGCCCGGGTCCCGTGGAGGGCATCCCCTCCCGCGCCATTCGCGCGGGCATCGCCGCTCCAGGTTTTCCACGACTCGAACCCATAGGACTTCCAGCGGAGGACATCGCCGCTCTAGGATTTCCACGACTCGAACCCATCGAACGGGTTCCCATCGAACTGGTTCCCATCGGGCTGGTTCCAGCGGAGGACATCGCCGCTCTAGGATTTCCACGACCCGAACCCATCGAACTGGTTCCAGCGGAGGACATCGCCGCTCTAGGATTTCCACGACCCGAACCCATAGGACTGGTTCCAGCGGAGGACATCGCCGCTCTAGGATTTCCACGACCCGAACCCATCGAACTGGTTCCCATCGGCTTGGGTCCCATCGAACTGGTTCCCATCGGCTTGGGGCCCATCGAACTGGTTCCCATCGGCTTGGGGCCCATCGAACTGGTTCCCATCGGCTTGGGGCCCATCGAACTGGTTCCCATCGGTAACTTAGCCATTAGTTATCTCCCATAAGACGTTTGTAGTCCGCGTAGGATTTGTCAGCGGACAGTTTGTGGTTATCAGAAAAATTGTCCCACCAGGACTTTTTGGGAGTGGTGGGCGTGGGCTTGGCCGCCGCCTGTTGAGCAGGCGGCGCGACGGACGGACGGCTGGAAGCGGGACGAGAGGGTTTTGGCTTATCCACAATAGTGGGCGTGGGTTTGGGCTTGTTCTTGGGTGGAGACGGCACGCGAGCGTCGTAACCTGGCCTGCCTCTGACGGATTTGGGTAGCTCTGCCGCGTCGTGGTAGTCCAAGTTACTGCGCGAGTCGTACGGCACGGATGGCGAGGTATTCCCTTTCATCCTAGACACCTGTTCCATAGCGTCATCAAGCGAGCCCCTTTTTTGTATGCCATTCGGCTTTAGCGCCATTTCACCATCTCCTGCCGCGTTAGCACGACTTAACCTGTTAGTCAACTGAGAGTTTACGCGGTTGTTCGTCTCATGTCCACGCCCGCGATGACACCGAGGCGGGGACGACCTCGCGCCTGCCACGATTCATGACACTGCCAGCGGCGCCGGTCTCGGCAACTAACACACCGTATTGGCACCCGTCACATACGTGCGAGCTGGCGTTCTTCTCCGGTTTGTCGTCCTGCACCCCGGTACGGTTGACCTTGTAGCGGTAGCCGTAACGGAAGCCTTTGAT